TGCGGTTCTGATACCAAAAAGTAATGGAGATGTAATTCTATGAGCAACAAGTATTCTATCTTGTGAATATTCAGCAACATACTGAAACTTCTCATGCAGATTATCAATAGAGATTGTTTCAACGGTTGGTTTTGTTGTAGGGTCATCATTAAACGATAACATAAATCTACCAGCATTATTTGTGCCTGTAAATTTAGCTTGAAGTAAATCCTCAATCGTTTGTCTTTCCTCTGGTGCAGGTACACCATTATTAAAGTTTACCATTACCATTGGTAAGAAACCATTTGTGATATTATGAAGGTGTAAATTAGATAATTCACCTTCTGATACTGCGAATTGTAATGCAGATACATAATCAGGCAGAGCATAATAGTAATAACCTGGACAATAATGTTTGATGTAAAGTATTTCCATCTTTTCATTAGATGTTTCAAATGCAGGTATTTTCTTTTTATCTCTTATCTTTCTTTGGTCATTCCAATCAACACAATAATAATAGTTTTCAATTCTCGGTGAACTTCCTAATTTTTCTGCACGAAGTGTTTGAACTGGCACCTGATACATCTTAACGATTTTTGTATGGTCATCGTTCCAATATACTTGTAGTGCCGCATTACCATATAGTTTCAAATCAAATGCTACTCTCTTTACTTCCTCTTGTGGTATAATTTTTTCTAATTCTTTTTGAAATCCTTCATTTTTACTAAAAAGTCCTTTACCAAATATTAAATCTGATATTCCTTCTATACAAGCGGCATTAGTTGTTGAGTTATTATAAGCCAAAGTTACAGCATCAAAGAAATCATCATGCCCATAAACACCAAATGGAATCCAACCATAACGTGTTTTGGTATCCTCCATTATTACAGGCAGTTGATTATTGTTTACATTGATAACTGAAAATTTTGTTTGTAGTTTCATATTATTTCATTATTATGTAGCTGTTATCACTCTGATGAGAGATATATTGTTTGTTCTGATTTTCGTATACTGATTTATCTGTTGATTGTGATGCATATACTTGCACACTACCATTCCAAATTGGAGTAAGAGAGCCAGAGTTTAATAATTCTGCTCTATATTCTTGTCCAACTATTGCACCACTTATAGAAAGAGAAAATGAAACATAACTTTCGTATGGTTCATAACTCATAGATGTAATGGAGCCTGTGAATGTATCCAATGTAGTCATATCAGTCAAAGACATAGTATACTGATTCGATGCAGTAGGTTGCGTTCTGAATGTATAATCGTTGGATTGAGATATAAAATACGATAACATTATCTTGTTTTTATATAGTAATAACACGCAAATTGGTGTCCATACTTAAATAAAAAAACCCCACTCAATTAAGAATGGGGTTTAATATATTCTAGCCTATACTGAATTAGCTGTATACGATAGTTGGTTGTGCACTCAAACCTGCGAATGGATTAGTGACTGTGCTTCCGCTTAAGAAAGCCGCTGGTAATTGCTCCTGACCTGTAAAGGTAATTGAGTATCCATACAAATCTCCTAATGCTCCACCTGTTTGAATTGTACCTGCTGTTACATCTGCACCTTCTCTCTCACCAACTAATAATGCATCGCCGTTCATTGTCCATACAACGATTTGAGGTCTACCATAAGCCATAAGCTTTAATTGAGTAGTCATTTCGTTTGTAAGTTTCTTAAGATTTAATACTAATTCTTGTGAAAAGAATGTAGTACCATTATCTCTAGAAGAGTTTACGGTTTCAGTATATGTGCTGTTGCCCTTCAGTTCATAATAATAAACTGTGCTACCTGAAGGTAAAGCGGTAACTTCACCACTTCCGTTCTTTGTAAAGGAGCCAGTAGTGTAGTTAATAAAGTATACACCAGCTAAACCGCCGATACTTTCTTTACAAACTTCCTGTCTACCTTGTGTTAAATTACAAGCCATATACTTTGTTTTTAATTAAGTTAGTTAATGATTAGTATGCACCGTAGTATACGATGTCCTGACCGATACCGAATTGAACGCCAGAAGTAAAACGCATTACAATGCGATAGTTCTGCGAACCGTCAATATTAGCCATATCAAGTACTTTAACCTCATTGTAATCACTCATCAATCCTGTACCGAAATACAAGTTAGATTTTTGTGCCGCAACGATTTTAGAAGAACTCATACCTGGACACCATACGATTTCGATACCATTGAAGTTGAATGGTTTTTCACCAACGTTCATTTGGTTGTTCCATCCGTTTGCTCCGATAGCACCACCTGCTAATGCTTGTTGATATGCTTTTGCTACGTCAGTAGATACATACAACAATACATCTGGCTTACCATAAACGGTATTAGGGATTGTGTTTACAACTGAATTTAATTTGTCTAATACGTTTGCTGCAGTTACGCTACCAGAGATGATAGTTGAACCGCTTTGTGCTGCTAATACTGCAGTTGCTCCACCTGCTGCGATAGATGCAGAGAATTGAGTTTGGAAACCTGCGAACTGACCATTTACAGCTGTACCTTGCCAGATGTTTTGTTCAGTTGCTTCTGCAACCTTACCACCAACGTAAGAGATTAAGAAATCGTTGAAGTTCTTTGGAATTTCATCGAATGCAGAGAAACCTAATTGCAATGCCTCCCAGCTGTCTACGAACTCCTGCTTACATAATTGTAAGTTTACTTGTAATTCTTTTGGTTCTAAAATTCTTTCAGAAATCGCAACTGAACCTGAAGTTACGAAATCGCAAGATGCATCTTGTACAATGCCTGATACATCCAACTTCTGTAATACAGATTTGAATTTAACATTAGGCATGATTGTAACAAGCTTCTTGTCCAAAGTGTTTGCACTTAAAAGGGCAGCCGCAATATAGCCGGAAGCCGCTTCACCAGCATAAGTTGTGGTGATTGTAGGAAGTGCGAAATTTTGTCTTGTTTTCATTTTCCTGTTTTTAATAATTTTTTATGAAATATGTTTACTTATAAAGTTTAGATAAGAATGAACTTTGTGGAGTTACTATTTTCTTACCGAAATTTTTCTTGTTTGTTTCAATTGAGAACTTCAATGCCTCATCGATAGGAGCACCATCTAATTTTGGTAATTCCTCCTCCTCTACTTCTGACATTTGCTCTTCAACTTCTTCTGCTACCTTCTCATCAGGTGCAGGCATCATTGCTTCCATTTTAGCAATTTTCTTTTCCATCTCTTCGATTCTGTAAGCCATGTCTTCCATTTTCTTACCTAATTCGATTTCAATTTCTGGCTTATCCTCCTTTGTAGCATCCTCAGGCAGTGTTTCTACTTCTTCAGTTTCTTCTGCACCTTTGAATGTACCTTTGATTTCAGAGCCTGCTGGGTCTGCAACTTCATCATCTTTTGTATAAGTTCCTGCTTCTGGCAAATCCTTTACTTTTTCAGTTGATGCATCTGCATCAGCCATTTCTACATTCATTCTCTCAACGATAACACCATCTTCAGTTCTTACTTTAATAAGATTCTCATTGCCTGATTCATCTTTAAGTGCTAACTCATGTGTTCCGTTTGGAGCTGGAGATTTAGTTCCATCTTCGGAAACTACTTCCAATTTTTCACCTACGTCAAATGTTGGTGATTCTACGATAGTTCCATCAGCTAATTTAGCATATGTTAATTCAACTTCCTCTGCAGAAAGGAACTCTACTATCTTACTTAATACTTTCTTTGCATTCATAGTTTTTTCTTTTAATTTGCAGTTAATATAATAACATTCGTTTTGATGTTTGTAATTATTTTTTTATGTTGTTTGGAATCTACTTACAATTCCGTTATATTCTTGTAATGCTTTTATTGTACCTCCATTATTGATACATGTCTTTTTCCAACATTCACCGGCCGTATTAAATAGATACAGGTCACCTTTTGCTCCCATAACTATTAATCGCCAATTTTTTGTTTCGGAAATTGACTCTAATTCATAAGTGTTTTGTTTTGTATCATATATTAGTACACCATAATCAGTTGCATCTCCATTACCAACACCATATATTCTACCATCAGCACCGATACATAATGAGAATGTTCTTGGGTCAGATAATGTTACTCCATTTGTAATCGTTGATGTAGTTGGGTCTATTTTAATAATAGGGTAATTTGTATTATATGCAGGAAATGAATAAAGATATCCATCATAGTGTTGAATAATATCTCTATAACTGTCACCTGTTGAACCTTTACCAGGCACTGTTAAATTAGCAACTGTATTTGTAGCAGGGTCATAAACTTTAATACCTGTACTTCCACCACCACAACCCATATACATTTTGTTATCCCATCCCATTGTTCCTTTTAACGGGTCACCTGTAAATGTACCACTAAATGATGTTGTTGAGCCTGTGGCACTCATATTGAGTGTAGCAATGTTTTTACTAGCGAAGAAATTATTTACATAAGCATAATTGGCATCCAAAGATATTCCATACCCAATGGACTGACCACCGAATGGTAATGATATACTTTGAACACTATCATCTACACAATCAACTACTTTTACAAAATCATCAATAACAAAATAAGCTTTATTAGTAAAAGCATTGTAAAATACAGATTGACAGTTATTAGAAAAACTTCCTATTGATGCTGTTACATCAGTTAGTGTATCTAAAGTCCAAACATTGGATGAACCGTATGAACCCAAATATAATTTACCATTTTTTGCTAATGCTCCTCCTGCAACTCCACCTAAACCTGTATGTAAGAGAGATGCTGTCGTATATGTTATAGTATTGCTACCTGAATTAAAATAATTTAATCCAGCTCTACTCCATTGGTTAAATTCATATTTTGTCCAATATTGTAACCCCTGTTCAGGGAAAGTTAAATCTTCAAATGCTGCTGGTGCAATCATATTATAAGAAGTTTTTGATTGATGTTCCTAATACATTTGTTCCATCATAAGATACTAATGTCAACATATCAATTGCAGAGCCAGTTGTTGTTGCCTGATAATCATTTCCACCTGCAAACTTAACATTTGAAGGGAATGTCACACTACCTGTCCCTGGAGTTGGTTGTGTAATTTGTATATTTACAGTTTGACCTGCTCTTATATTTGTTGGATTAATATGTGTTGATGCTGATGGAAGTGTTAATGTAAACATATTCCCTGCAGAAAAGTCGACAGATGCTGTTGAAGATACAACTGATAATGAGATAACTCCACCAAACATGCTACCACTAATACCCAAACTACCTGTGATTACTGCGTTACCTGTAAATGGAAATGCAGAGCCTCCACCACCGAATGATGAAGTTGCCACCGTTGTAGTTATACCATTTGCATCTCCAACCCAAACATATCCTTGTTGTAAACTTGCAGTTAAACTGCCTGTTATGATAAGGTTTCCGTTGAGTGAAGATGCACCACTTACATTAAGAGTTCCCTCAATGAATGTATTAGAGCCTGAATCAATTAAGAAACCGGTCTTTCTTATAATACCTGCCGAACCGGAATTACCTGTACCTACTGCAAATACCGTTTCTGCTGTAAATCCACGTTTACCATCTAATGCATTCCATCTACCTGCGAATAGTGAACCATTTCTTTCTCCACCAACTGATAAATTATCTAGATTACAAATACCTGTACCAAATACGGTTAATCCATGTCCTAATACTGCTGTTGCTAATAAGGCTTGTTCATCACCACCAACAGATGCAGATATAAGATTACCTGTCATTATGTTGGATGTTATCTGCTTTCTTGCGTTTGCAGTTGATGTACTTCCTGAATAAAGGATATTGTTGCCAAATACACCACCTAATATGTTTCCATTAAGTGTAGTTAATCTGTTTGCGGTTGTTATTGTACTTACATCTGCATCTGAACTTATAGTCCATGTGTTGATATTATTATTTGTTACACCAAATGAT